AGGCCAGCCGTCGCACAATCACGATGGCCCCAGGCCGCGGCAGCTGGTGCCGATGCACGTTCGCACGCGCGGTCAACATGCTTTCACCCTCCCATTCCTCACAACCGGGCACCACGCCCGGCCGCTGCCATGCCCCCTCCGGGCGAGCAGGAGGGGGCGTAGCAGGGGCCGCAGCTCACCACCCAAGCCACAGGCTGAGCGCGTTCACTCCCACGATGAACCCAAAGACCAGCTCACAGCACAGCAGCCATACGGCCAGCGCGAACACGTTGTCATTGACGCGCATGCGCGTTACCCTCCGCACGGGCGATACAACCCTACTCAGGCAGGTCGTCCGCAGACCGGCCGGTTATGCCCTCCCACACCCAATGCACGGCCCAGCCAATCGCCAGGCCCCAGAACGCCGCGCCAGTCACCACCAGCAGCAGCAGCACACTTGCCGCGAACGTGTCCATCGTCCCTGCCCTCCCTCCGCAGCTCGCCGGCCGAACCGTTCGGCCTCTGCCCTTCCCGCAACGTCAAGGCCCCGGCCGCGCTACAACTGCACGCGCGTTCAGGTTTGGGCCAGACCCCCGGGGGCGGGGGCGCGGGCGGAGGGGGGCTTATACCCCTCCTCACCGTTCCGGTTGTGAGGGGCCCAGGGGTGTCGCAACAGCACGCGGGGTAACAGCGGGAGTAACACGGTCTGGAACTAACGGGGGGAAGCAGGGTAACATCAGGGTACGGAGGTACACCGGGATGGCATTCGGGAAGGACGTGGACCCCTCGGCGGCGGGCAAGAAGAGCGCGGAGAAGCGCTGGGGGGCCAAGAAGCAGGCTGAAGCGGCTGTAGTGGAGGGAACGGCTGCGCCGGACGAGGTGAGCCTGCTGGCGGCCATGCGGCACGCCTTCACGAGGCCCGCGCGGGAGGACCGCACGGAGCAGCACAAGTTCTGCCGCGGGTGGATGGAGGCCAACCCGCACGGGTTCGGGTCCAAGCTGGCGGACCTGGAGGCCAAGTTCGGGAAGATCGGGCCCAAGGAGCAGGACGAGGACCAGCAGGCCGACGCCGGGACCGACGCGGCGCTGGCGTGCCTGGACCGCTGGCTACAGGCGAGGGCCGAGGGGCGTGCTGACGACTGAACAGCGGCTGGCCCTGGTGCCGCGCGACCCCGGCGCCAACGGCGACTGGCGCCGCGACCTGCTGCGCAGGTGCCGCAAGGATCCGCTGCTGCGCGCCGGGGTGAGGGAAGCCTGCCGCAAGGACGTGCTCTTCTGGGTCAACGCCTTCGTCATCCAGGTCGATCCGAAGCGCAAGGGCGACGCGGGGATGCCGTCCCCGTTCGTCACCTATCCCTTCCAGGACCGCGCCCTGCCAAAGATGCTCGACTGCGTCTACCGCGGCCGGGACCTGCTCATCGAGAAATCCCGGCAGATGGGCGCCAGCTGGATGCTCATCATGCTCTTCACCTGGCTGTGGCTGTTCCACCCCTGGCAGACGTTCCTGTTCATCAGCAGAAACGAGAACGCCGTCGAGAACGAGGACCCCAACAGCCTGTTCTGGAAGCTGGATTTCATCCTCCGCCACCTGCCCGACTGGATGAAGCCCCGGAAGTTCCGGAGACGCAAGCGCTTCTTCGGGAACGACGACCTCAACAGCTTCATCTTCGGCGAGGCCAGCACCGGGCAGGCCAACGTCGGCGGCAACACGACCGCGATGGGCATAGACGAGTTCTCCCAGATCAAGGAAGGGTATGAGGTCCTTCATCGAACGAGCGATAGTACACAGTGCCGCATCTTTAACTCGACTCATTTGGGCCTTGACACTGCGTTTTACGAGTTGTCCCGGCGTGTTGATATGGACAAGCTCGTACTCCACTGGAGTGAACATCCGGTATACGGGGCTGGCGCGTATCGAGTGGAAGGCCGAACCCCCGTCCCGCTGGACAGGACCTACCAGTACCCCGCCGACTTCGTCTTCGTGACCGACGGCTCGCCGACCGGGGGACCGTTCCCCGGCCTGCGCAGCCCCTGGTACGACGAGCAGTGTAAGCGCAAGGGCAGCGCCCGCGCGATCGCGATGGACCTGGACATCAACCCCTCGGGCTCCGTGGCGCAGTTCTTCGACGCGCTGGTCATCCGCGAGTTGCAGCAGCGCTACGCCCGGCGGCCGTTCTTCCAGGGCGACCTGGAGTACGACGAGGACCTGGCCCGCCCCAAGCGCTTCGTGCCCCGCGACGGGGGGCCCTTGAAGCTGTGGCTGCACCTGTCGCGGGACGCGGGGATGCCGCCTTTGGGCCGCTACGCCATCGGGGGCGACCTGTCCACCGGGCAGGGGGCCACGCCGTCGGTCTTCTCGGTCGTGGACCGCGCGACGGGCGAGAAGGTCGGGGAGTACGCCTCCAACGAGGTCGAGCCCTCGACGCTGGCCGCGATGGCGGTGGCGCTGTGCTGGGCCTTCAAGGGGCCCGACGGCGCGGGCGCCAGGCTGGGCTGGGAGCTCCAGGGGCCGGGGGTGGCCTTCGGCAAGCGCGTGGTGCGCCTGGGCTACCGGCACATCTACTACCGCGAGAGCGTGGACGCCCTCAACCCGCTCCCCTCCGACAACCCCGGCTGGGTGCCCAACGAGAAGACCAAGCGCCTGCTGCTCGAAGAGTACCGCGACGCCCTGCAAACCAAGCGCTTCCTCAACCCCTCCTGGGACGCCCTGGAGGAGTGCCTGGCCATGCGCTACACCCCGTCGGGCGCGGTGGAGCACTCCGGGGAGCAGGCCAAGAACTCCCCCGCGGACGCCCGGCAGAACCACGGCGACCGGGTCATCGCCGACGCCCTGGCCTGGATGCTGGCGTCCGGGCGTGAGGCGCAGCGGGTCGAAAAACCCGAGCGCGGCACGCACCCGGGCTCCCTCGCCGGGCGGCGTGCCCTGTATGATGCCGAGAGGGAGCGGGAAGAAGAGTGGGTGTGACGCCGGTGGGGGGATCGGAAGGGGGCGGTGGCCAAGTTCAAGGCGGTTGACCGGCTGTGCCAGGCGGTGCGCAAGGCGCGCCTCACCCTCAGGCGCTTCCGCGAGGAGCGCGTGGCGCTGGTCCGGCAGTACGTCGGCCACCACTGGTCCGAGGAGGGCACGCGCGAGACGGTGCCGCTCAACCTGCTGGCCATGTACTGTAGCATCGTGAGCAGGAACCTGATCGCCAAGAACCCGCGCGTGATGTTGAGCACGTTCGACCGCGCCGCCAAGGCCACGGTCGCCGCCGAGCAGGCGTGGGCCAACCGCGAGATCGAGGGGATGAACCTTGCCAACACCCTCCAGCGGGCCGTCCTCGACGGGCTCATCGGCGGGCCGGGCATCGTCAAGGTCGCGCTTGCAACTCCTTCCGATTCGGCGGTCGCAGCCTGGAGCCTTCCGGCTGGACACCCGTTCGCAGAACGAGTGGACCTCGACGACTTCGTTTTTGACGTTCAAGCACGGGACTTCTCTGAAGTGGGATTCATCGGCCACCGTTACCGGGTTCCGCTTGACACCGTGCGGGATAGCCGTCTTTATTCTGCCGCTCGTAAGGAGCTGACCCCGCGCCCCGACGAGTTCTTCAACGCCGAGGGCGACGAGCGGGTGAGCGTGCTGGGGCGGGAGTACTACTCGAACCAGGAGGACTTCGAGGACATGGTGGACCTGTGGGAAATCTACCTCCCGCGGCACCGCCTGGTCCTCACCCTCGACGACCAGCTGCTCACCGGCCCCGGCGAGAAGGTGCTGCGCGAGCAGCGGTGGCTCGGCCCCGACTGCGGCCCCTACCACCTGCTCTCCTACCTCGCCGTGCCCGGCAACGCCATGCCCAAGTCGCCCGCGCAGGACCTGGTGGACCTGCACATGGCCGTCAACAACCTGGCCCGCAAGCTGATCCGCCAGGGGGCGCGCCTGAAGCAGAACACCTTCGTCGCCGGCGGCGCCGACGAGGACGGCAACCGGGTGCTGGAGGCCAACGACGGCGACATGGTGCGCGTGGACAACCCGCAGAACATCACCGAGCACGTCACCGGCCCGCCCAACCAGCAGCTCAACGGCCTCATGGTCGAGCTCAAGGAGATGTTCTCCTGGTCGGCCGGCAACCTCGACATGCTCGGGGGCCTGTCGCCGCAGTCGCACACGGCCACGCAGGACGAGCTGCTGGCCAAGAGCGCCGGCGGGCAGGTGACGGACATGCAGGAGCAGACGGTGACGTACACGGCGCGCGTGGTCAAGGCGCTGCTGTGGTACTGGCACCACCACCCGACGCTCCGGATGAACGCGCCCTACCAGGTGCCGGGGACCGGCCTGACGGTCAACCGCCGGGTCGGCCCCGAGCGCCGGCAGTCGGTGCGCCTGGCGGACATGGACGTGCGCGTGGACCCCTAC